AACTAATTCTTTATTAAATGTATTAGCCTGTAGATAAACATTTGCACTAGCTTTAAAATCTGATAACATAACAATATTTAATTTATCTTTAGGCGTAAATCTTTCTTTACCTCCAATATTAAATAGAGTTGAAATTTTAGTTAATCTGTCTGCATAAAGATTAATAATATAGGTTGCATATTTTATAAAACCTTCATCTGATAATGCTTTATCTGGAGTTAAACTAGTTCCTTTTAAATCATTATAATGTTTCAGCAGGTTTACTGCTTTAATTCCTGTTTTATCTGCATAAGTTTCCCCGTCAGCTAATGGAATATCATGGTAAACCGTTTCAGCTATCATATTATTAATGGTTCTCATAATTAGACTATCTATTTTAATAGTCATGCTGTTTTCAACTGCATTATAAAGCATTGACAAAAATCCGTTTAATTGATTAGCACTTGTAAAACTTTCTTTAACCTGTAATTCTGTAAAACTCATAGGTACTTCAAAAGTAACTCTCTTATTAAAGAATTTAGCACTTATAGAAGGTTTATAAAATATATCTTGGTTATAAGTTTCACCATCTACTAAATCCCAGCTTTCATTTTCGGTCGCCTGAGGAATATCAGCTTGTATTTTTTCTAATACACTTCCAAATTCCCAACTATCCATTAGAACACTAGGAACGTTTCCCTTATATTGTCGGTTAACAAAAACAGTTTTACCTACTTTATTTACTAATGTTTTTACATAGTTGTCAACACTCACACTATCAAATAATTCAGTTCCTACATCTACTACATTAGATAAATCTTCCTGTAGTAAATCCGTTTTCCCCAGTAATTCTCCTGTAATATCATTCACTAATGAATAAATTTGTTCAACTTTCATATTTATAACCCCTTTCAATTAAAAATATTTAAAGTAACAACTTTATTAATATCCCTTATCATTATATTATAAATATCAAATTTTGTCAAATATTTGTTAACTTTATCATAGAAATCCACTTCTTTTATTTTAGTTCTTATAATTTCTTTGTTACCTTCATTACCTGTTACTATGTTTTCAACTGTAGTATTTTCATCATTATTAACAAAATCTTCATCATTATAAGCACTTACTTTATTAGTATCAGTTCTAGTATTATCAGTTGTTATATTATTAGTTGTTAGTTCTTTAATAGTTTCCTTATAATTTGTTAATAGATTTTCACTATCCAAATAATTTAATATAATGTTATTCCATTTATGTATAAATTGATTATTTAAAATACTAGCAAGTTCGGTAATTTCTAGGTTTTCAACTATTTTAGTAACTTCTCTATTACCATACATATTAATATAGTATTTATCTAGTAACTTACTATCCACAAAATTAAATATATCTTGGTCCGGCTGTAGTTCATCCATAGTTTGAAATAGATTAGTTAAACATTCTTTTACTTTCACCTTCTCACCCCCACCCTTAATTTATTATTATTAGTGTCAATCATCATTTTAAATATTTCTAATTCATTCTTCACACTAACTATTTTAGGTATAAATTCTCTTAAACTATCTGCACTTAAAAAATATTCTGGAGAAATCTCATTACTTTCATTACTTTCATCTAATTTATATAGTGTATATTGCATGTATAGTTCATCAGCCATTAATGATAGACTATTTAATTCACTAGATAATGCGTCTAATTCAGAAATCATATCACTAGTTTTACTATTAAATTCACTAAATAAAATATGAAGTTCAACTTTATTTACTTGTAACATTATTTCAAAATCTCTTTTTACTGTATTTATAGTATAATCAATAGTGGAAATATATTCACTTACAATATAAGCATTACTAACTTCAACACTATTTAAAATATCTATTAATTGACTTAAATCACTTTCTAATAAACCACATGATGAATAGGATTGATACATATTATTTTTTACTACCCATATATTCATTAAATCACCTTCTTTTTGTCATCTTCTTCATCTTCTTCATCTTCTGGACCTTTATCTTCTGGTTCTTTATCTTCTGGACCTTCATCTTCTGGTTCTTTATCTTCTGGTTCTTTATCTTCTGGACCTTCATCTTCTGGTCCATCTGGTCCATCTTCAATATTAGTATCTTTATCTTGATTAAGTCCACTAATATAACTATAATTTTCAAGGTTTCTAATATTCCAACTACTATTAAAATCAACTGTTATATCTAAACCAAATAGACTGTTTATTTCTTCTAATGCCTTTCTTCTACTGTTTAACATATCATCAACTAGTGGATATAAACTATCTGAATTAGTTGTGAATTCTTCTTTAGTAATTCTTTCTTTTTTCATGTTATAGTTAGCACTTAAACCAATTTCATTATAAAAACTTGCTTTTATATATTGCTCAAATTCTATTAAATCTCTTAATGCCCCTCTGTCATCTGTATTAGGATTGACTTTTAAACTATCAAATAATTTGTTTTCAGCTATTACCCCTTGTTTACCGTCAAATATATTTTTTAAAAATAATTCTGCACTTTTAACTGTATTATCATCATTAGCACTTATTAAAGTTGTATATCTTTTATTAATATTAGCTAATACCATAGTTATCATATTTTCATTTAGTATAAATGCGTATTTTTGGAACATTGGCAAAAGTCCAACATTACAACTATCATTACTAATAACAACACAATCCTTATTAATATCTAATGTATTATTATAGTTCAATGCTGGTATAGAAACAGTTGCTTTAGTTGGTCTATTATATACGTCAGGCTCTCCACCTAAACCACCATTTACAACATAAAAATCATTACCAATTTTTAAGAATATAGCAAAACCGTTTGTTTGTAGCAATAACTCAAGTTCTTTAGAGGGTATTGTTTCCGGTAAATTATTATATTTAAACATAGCATTAGTACGGTTAAGCATATAAGCAATAATATTTTTAATGTTTGTTTCTTTGTCTGTATAATCAAAATCCCTTGTTTTACTACCTATAAAATATTTATCTACTTTAGCCATTTGTTACACCTCTTTCACTATTTTCAAGTCTTTCACTATTTTCAAGTCTTAAACATAATTCTTTTAATGTTAATGTATTATTCTCAATTACTTTAGTTAGTTCCTTCATTTGTTTATTATATCTTTCACTTTGCTTTTCGTTCTGATAGAATAATACTATTGATACTGCAATAGGAAAGCCCACTCCGTTAATTAGTTGAATGATTGTTTCCATATTCATTTTAATTCCCCCTTATAAATTTTTACATATTTTTAAGTAATTATTAATAGCGTCCCCTACTTCATTATTCTGGTAAAATACTTTGTCATTAATAAAGAACCATAATAATTTTTTCTGTAAAGCATTTATTGGTTTATATATATTTCTATTATAATTTAATTTATGAGAATATTCAAGACTATAAATTAAATCATTCTTTTCATCTTGTATATCTGTAGTTTTATTATGGATATAGGTAAACATTTCACCATTAACATCTATAACATTACATTGATATATTCTATCATTAAATATTATAAAATATCTAAATAAAACATCTTTAGGTTCATATTTTACTGGTAAATGAGGGTAAATATTTAATTCCCATGCACCACTTGTAATCATGTTTAATTTAGGATTGTTAAAAGCAAAATAATAATTATTTTCTTTACTACCTTTCATACTTTCACAATATTCAACTGCTACTGTCAATTCACTTGTTCCATATGTATAAACATCTATAGTTCCCTGTTTCATTTTCTCAATATGCGTTAAACCCATTTCAGCAAAATATGGACAATATTTATTAACTGTATTACCCAACATAAAGATTTTTACATTAGTTCTTTGTCTTATTATTGTACTAATTGTATTCATAAATAAAACAAATTCATCTTGTAAATAAGTAAATTTAGTTAGAAATTCATCAAATAATATGGTAGTAACTTTAGGGTATGATATACTCTTATTGTGTTCCGTATCTGATAAGGCAAATACATACCCTATACAATCACTATCAGAATATAAAGGTTTTCCTTTATCATCATAATTACAAACATAGAATTTGCCAGCATAATAAGTAATGCCTTCATATTCTCCATTACTTGCTTTTTTCACTTCTCCATTATAATTTAAAGCACTAAACATATCACTAGCCCTTTTACCTGTAATATCTTCCTTCCATCTTCTTATAATTGCTATTTGTCCACCATTTTTAAAATATTGTTCAATCCCATACTTTAAAACTGCATAAGTTTTACCATTACTTCTTTCACCAAATATAACATTATAAACACAATTCTTTTTTAGAATATTATCTAAACTATAATATTTTAGTTTCTGTTTTTTTCTAGCCATAATTAAACACCCTTTCTATTTTTAAATAAATAGCCTTCTCTAAAATCTTTTAAAAATTTAGCATATTGTTTACTAATTGATAGAGTAAACTCACATTTACCTAAATGAATACATGAAGGAATATAAATATCTTCAACATTACCTTGATAATCTATTGATTGTATTTTCATTTCTTCATCAATATAAGTATGAGTATTTTTGCCTGTTTCATCAGCAGGTATATAAAGTTCATCATTAAACATATCAAACACTTTCTTATAATCATTATTACATACCCTTTTCATATATTCAATGCCATTCTTTTTAGATAAACCTGCAACTGTTAAAGCTAATTCCCCATTATCATATCTAACTAAATATCTTTTAGCACCTAATGTTTTAAAATGCGTATAATGTCCATCATAATCCCATACCCCTATCATTTTTTCAATACCTTCTTTAGTTTTAGGTTTCATTAGTTTAAAATCAATCTTTCTAAAATCACACATCTTTTTTAACTTCTCAACTAAATTCTTATTATACCATTCAATATATGAAATATGTTTTTCATAGTTTAATAATTTAATACTATCAGTATCACTATATACATAATCTTCACCAATGTTTAAAATACCACTCCATAAATTACGTCTTGCATATGCTGTAACCCATACACCCCATGGATAATATAAAAACCTGTTAGGGCTATTATTATATGTTTCTATCTGCTTTTCAATTTCTTCATTACTAGGTTTAGTAATATTCCATTCTTCATTGTATTCTATTACTTCCCTTACTATATCAGTAACCGTCATTCCATAAACACTATTTAACATACCTTTAGATAGTAAATATTCTACTTCATAACCTTCAACATCTTTAAGAGTTGTTTTATCTTGATATAGTTTTAATATACTTTCTATTATAGGTTTAGGTAGATATTGCATATAGAATTTATAACAATTAGCTACCTCTGCACTATCCCATGAATAACATTGTTTTAATATTCTATAGTCTATATCAGTAATAGTTGTTATAATTTCATCTGCCTGATATATCCTGCCATTGTTAACTATTGCATTTTTTTGACTAAAACATTTACTTTCACTTAAATAGCTTTCATACGTTAATTTAGAATGTAACCCCTTAATTTTAATATCAAACATTAGCCCTACATCTTCATTTTCTACTAGTTCTTCAAAATTTTCTTTTCTTAAATCAACTTTTATTGGTCTACTCATTGGATACTTTTCAGCTAACATAACACTAGGGTAACTACTTGTAAAATCTATACTTGTAACATCTTCTAATGTTTTACCTACATACTTTAAACTAGCATGAGTAAAGCCCCCCATAAAACACCGTTTTAACATCATATATTCATCTAATGTTAATGTTAGTTCTTTCATTAATTCTCTATACCTGTTATACTTCCCTTTACTACTTTTATTATGATTTTTATTAGTGTAATAACATTTCTCTTTTACAAATTTTCTCACCCTTCCAGTATTAGTTAAAGGTATTTTAGTAATATTATTATCATATAGTTCTATCTGCTCATTAATATAATATAGAATGATTAAAATATCATTCTTGCAATATGCTAGTTCTTCATCTGTTAAAACAGTTTTACTATTTCTTATTAGTGAATAATCTAAATCACCTACTAACTTTTTAATCTTATGTTTAGTTAAATTTTTAGCCAAATTANNCAATGAATANCCNCTTAATATATAACTATCTCTAAATTCTACACCTTGTTTTATTACTGCTTTTATCGGTTTTCTTTCTTCCGTTGAAAACACATTTACCCAATCAAAAAATTTTCTCATGAATTGAAATTCATAACCTAAATTATGAACATATATAATTAGCCTATTATATAAATTGAGTTCTAATTGATTAATTAACATCTGCATAAATTCGCCAAACTGTTCCCATGTTCTACCATAGTAAACAGTTTCACCTATTCCAAACATCCATATATACATATAAGCACACTTTTCACCATTATATAACTGTGAAGTTGTTTCTATATCAAAAGCACATTCAATGTTATAATACTTAATTACTTCTTTGCTATGAGTATCAAAATATGATACTGTTTTATAATCTTCTTTATTTA